GAGGACGCCGTCATTGCACCCCCCGTACCATTCGCACCAAAGGTTACGTTTTCCGGGTATAGATGAAACCCCTGCTCTGTATTGGCTCGGCCGTCCCACTGTCTAAGACAGCCTGCTGTGTGGTAAAGCGTGTTTCCCACCTCAGCAGAGATATAACGGTCGGAGGAAGCGAAGTCCCAAACCACCTTTTGTAAACCTGCGTGCTCAAACATCTCCGCCCGAGTGTCGTCATTGGCCGTAGCCGACGTTTGGAGCCGTTTGCGGTAACCAAGCACACACTGAAATTGTGACGCAGACCCGTTAACAGGGGTTACGTGTGGTAGGAAATAGTCGGCCGGAATTGCTGTGGTAGTACCCGGAAGGATTTTTGCCACTACCGCGCTGTTTTGAGTGCCTAGCCGAGTGCCTGAAGCGCATACTGTGAAATAAGTTGATTGTAAGACGCTAGAGTGCACGACGTTTACGTAGTGTCGCCAAGCACGCTTATCCGAGTTGGTATCATCGGTAGTACTAACAAAATTCTGCGACCAAGCGCCGCTGGCCAGGGCGCTGTGGCGAATCCTAGTTTCGTCTGAGGCTGCGGTGGCAGAGATTGCTCCCGAAGATATTATGAGTTGGGTGGATTCTACCGTGTAGAGATACGTAGCCGCGTTGTACTCGTCGAAGAACAAAGTTGCACAGCTGCCCGTGTCTCCCAAGGAAGTGTCACCGTCGGCAGAAATAGCTACGCTTCTAGGTGCGGTACAAGTTATGTCGGCTTTGGTCAGTATGTTTGCAAACACTAAGTTTGTGTGTGCTACCCAGATACTAGTACCCGAGGGGACAACTACTACGGTGGCGGCTAACCAAAGCTCGGATGCCGTTGGAGATGCCGAAATAGCAATTGAGGCTACTGCGTTAAAACCCACTGCGGATAGTTGCGCTACGAAAGTGCTCCCGGAGATTAGGTTCTGGCCTACATGGTTTACGCGTTGCCCGTGTAGGTCTATCCCGTTGTTGTACGCCACACAACAAACACCATCTTTATCCGTTGTAACATCGAAAACCGCGACAGTTGACGCGGAGTCTGTTGTCACTTCGGCAGGCGACCCAAGAACGTTGCCCGTGTAGAACGGCTTACACATAAGCGCTGCTGTCTCAATAGTGAACAATAGGATACTGTTACCCGACACGGCTAGTTGGGGTTTTGTCCTATTGTTCGCCGACACAGCTGTGTTTCTGTAGTAGGCTGCTCCTGTTGTAAGGTTTACTACGTCATACCACACTTTGGAGGATGCCACCCAAGCGGTTACTTGTACGTTGTTATGGGTAAGAGAAGTGCCTAAAGTTTGCTCCCCGGGTTGTTGTGCAACTGGAGTGACAGAAACGTTAGGCGCAAAGCAGGCAGACTCACTAGCGGCAACCCAGCCGGTGGTTCCCCGTGTGTACCAGTTTTCTCCGGTGGTCGCCAATAGACCATTCTTGTGTGTCAACAAAGCGTCCAACCTGTCTATAGCTGCGGTAGTGGATGAAGCTTCTACCTCAAGCCCTACAAGGTCATACCCATTGCGCTTGGTAATTCCAGGCGCTTCCGTAAACACTCCGTTTTGTAGGTCTACAAGTCCCGGAGGCTTAACCTTCTTGGGGTCGGTTTTTGTGTCAACCCCTCCGCCAAGAGGGATTGATATGTCTTGCCATGGTGCCATTATGGGTGGTCGTAAGTGACTTCGATGCCCCAGAGTTCATTTGCAGCGTTGGTGCTATTCCAGCTGAAATACAAGAACTCGGTTAAGGCTGTCACGACAGGTGTTGTTACGGTGAACGTAAAGTTAGCGTCGGCGGCAGCGCTAGTGGCTACCACGGTACTTTCGTCAACGGCCACGCTAACAACGGCGTTTGTTCCGTCGCACGTTGACTTCTCAATCAAACACGTGCAAGCGTCCGACGTGTTGTAATACAGCTTGATGGTCTTGAGCCGGTCACCAACGATTAAGGGAAGCGGAATGTGTAGGATGGCCGATGCGGTACAATCCACATAACCGCCGGCGTTGGCCACGAAGGCACCGTCAACGGAACCCATGCCAGCAGAAGCAGGGATTAGAATTACCCGGTCGGTGTGTACGGTTGATAGGTTACCAGAACCAGTTATGGCAACGGCGTTCTGGCTGTCGTCGGTAAAGTATAGCTCGCCGCTTACAGCGTAAAGTTTGCGAGTATCGCCGGCCGCAGTTTTTGCCGACTGGCTAGTGAAGCGACAGGAATCAAGATCCGTAACATCGTATTGGTTCATGTCCAAGTCGGCATCGATGGTGATACCGGCTGGGGTTACTTTCGCTTCAAGCCCATCAATTATTTCGTTAATAACCGTGTTAAGTGTTGTTCCCCACGAGGTACTAGTACCAGGCGTGGGTAGTGTGTTTACAATGGTAACTGAGCCTGCGCCTGCCATTAGTTCTCCGGTCGGTCATACGTGACATTGATTGAGTAAAGCCGGTCGTTTGCGTGCCCGGATAGAAAGTGAAGAATGTACCAGCGCTTTGGAAGAACTTTGACGTTTAGTTCGTGCATCGCCACCAAGGAGCCAGCTGCCGTGCCCGTTGTGTCGGTTACCTGTTTTAGCGTTTTGACCGTGAGCGCATCTTCATCAACCTGGCGAAAATGGAGATTAATCGAACCCCCGCCGTTCATTACGGTTGTTACAATGCTCTTGATGCGACTGCCGGCCTGTAGTGGGATAGGAATATTCCACACACGGTTTATATCATCTGGTGTGATATAGAGATAATTGGTTTTGGTCCAGGTGCCAGAGATATCCGTTCCAGCCATCCAGGGAATGCGAACCGTCTTATCCCCGTGGTATATCTGGTCAAAGTGGCCATACTCCTCATGCTCGGCTACCACCTTACGATTGAACTCGGTAGCCTGCTTGAAGTTGTGGTCAACAACCCGGTCGCCAGTAGGTACAAAGCGTGGTTGGGTTAGTATCGCCATCGTCTAAGTCTGTTGCTGTAAGCGGGGTCGTAATCAATGGAACTACCGACGGAACCAATGCGCCCTACGGAACCAATGGTTCTGTTTTCAACCATATCCTCAATCCGCTGCCTTATCTCAGCCTTCTCTTTGCGCAGTGCGTTAGCGGCCGTTGTGCTCTCTTCTTTGTCAAGGGCCTTCATGGCTGCGTCGATAACGATGTACTCTTCCCAGCCAGCCACGCCATCTACAATATCCGCGTCGGCGGTTAGGTCGGAAGGCGCCACCGTGTACATGTGTCGGTAGGTCTCACCGTTGCCTGGCGTGGGGAGGAGCTCCAGCATAGGCGTGGTTGGTGTGGTTGTGTTGTAGATAAACCTGTATCCACGAGACGGGCCGCCTGTTGCGCCATACAGGTTGCGGTTCGACTGGTCGATTCGCAGCAGAGGTCTATAGTATCCGCCCGTCGAGTCTTCAATGTAGTCAACGGACAGTGTGCCATAGTAGTCGGCAGCGCACGCAAACGTTTTAACGGAACCAGTGCCTGTTAGGGTTTGGGACTTCTGGTAAAAATCTGGGTTGGCCTTAACGAGCAACTCATACAACTCGGCATGCGACGCAGAGATGTATCTGTTGAACTCGGCATCGGAGACAAATTCCGAGTTCTCCATATCGGAGCGTTCGCGAGCCCTTGTGCGCAGCGTGCCTAGTGTAGTTGTTCGTGCCATAGTTCTCTGGGAACGCTGGGGTAGGAGGTTTTTAGGCCCCCTACCCCTGCCGGTTAGTCGTCGCTAACTAGAGACATGAATGCTTTGAGTGCTTGTGCCTTGTCCGCAACGGTCTTAGCATCGTTGAACTCTTGCATTGCCATTTCTAGCTCACTATCTTTATGATTCTCGGTTTTATCGCTCTTATTCGCCAGCTTTTTTGCGGCGATTTGTAACAGATTAGGCATGTTGTCTCCTAGCTAAGTGGGTCTGTCGAGAGAAGTACCATCACACTAATGGTTTGGTCAGTTGTGTCGGCCAGCGCGTCGTCGCCTGAAGTCGTAACAAATTCAACTAGGTCTGCTGCTGCCACGGCGTCTGTTGTGTTGAACGTGTACGTAGGAACGCCCGTTGCCGAAAACACAACTTTTACTGTGCCAGCCTCAACGGTTCCGGCTGTGGATACCATTTTCTTCGGTAGGTCGGGGTCCGCGTCACCATTTACAATAGAAATGGGCCATGAAACAACCGACCGGGCCAACACGTGCGATGTAGTGGCCACACTGCCAGACCAGGCTGCGTTAGCAACAGCCGACCTATCCGCTACTTCAAAGGTCAACGTGCCGGTCGTTGAAGTCCAGCCCGTTATTTTAGCTGCTAGCGTACCATCTGTTTCTTGAACTTCCACCGTGCCAGCAACGAAATACATTTCTATCCCGTTGGTGTCAATGATGCATTGGTATTGGCCGGCACCTGTTCTAGTTACGGTGTAGCCCGTGGCGGGAACAGTACCGTCGGGCACGCCGGTGCCATTTGTCTCAAACTGAAAGGCCGCAAGGTGCGGGTTTGAGATGTCCGACGCAAGGGGTGTTTTTGCTCCTGATATTTGACTAATCGCCATAACACCCCCTAGCTAAGTGCATCGCGTGAACAGAGCAACCACAGCGTGACCGTCTTGTCGGTAGAATCTGCCAGAACGGGCACGTTTGCCGCGTTAGGCATCTCCAGGATTTTAATTGCTGCGACCGCACCGGCTTCAACTTCAATAGTAGCAACGCCGGCTGTGTATGTTACCTTAGCCGTGTTGGCTGCCACAGTTCCGGCCGTCCCTACGATTTGAAGGGGTGCATCCGGGTCTATGTCATTGTCCACCACCGCGATAACATAGCTGGGCAACGTGCGCACAACCGTATTTGTGGTTGAGTCAAGCGCCTCGGACCACGCAGGTACCGGCAGGTCGTAGACTTCGCAGGTAGCCGCGCCGGAACTAGCTGTGTAACCAGTGAACTTCCCGGTTAACGTTGCGTCGGATTCCTCCACGTTGCAGAAGCCTGCGAGCACAGCGGCCGGTTTTTCCGCGCCCGAGAAAGTGGCCGTGTATTTACCCGCGGCCGTTCGTGTGACAGTTACCCCGGCAGCCGGAACAGTCCCGTCCGGGGTGCTAATATCGTTGGTCTCAAATCGAACGCAACTAATATAGCAGTTTGAAAGGTCCGACATTACCAGGACCTTATTGGCTGAGTTGTGAGATATAGCCATAGTTCTCCGTTAAGCGTCGTTAAGGCCGCTGTTAGTACACAGCATAAGGATGCTGATTGTCTTATCGGTTTCGTCTGCACTAGCTTCAATGCCGCTAGTGTTGTCTTCGTTATAGCTGTGGAACGTGGCAGTTCCGGTGCTAGCGGTATAACCACTAAACGCCAGGCGCACAGAAATTAGGTTCTCCTCGTAATGAGCTTCAGCCCAGAGAATCCTGTGCGGTTTGTCTGCCTCGGCAAAGGTAACTGTGTAGTCGCCTACGTCGTCGTATGTCCACGTCACGCCGTTAGTTGGTTCACCACCATCAGGTGCACTTGTGGCGTTCCCTTCAGCACGAAGGACCACAAAATAGCACTCGGGGGTAATGCACCTAACCGGGTGCGGATTTTTCCAATTGGTGTTCATTGCCATAATTAATTACTCCTTAGAGTGCGCAGACGCCGTTTTTGCCAGGAGCCGAGAAGGCCAGATTTCCCCAAAGTCTGCAACGAACTTCCAGTTGGTCCTGGTCGAACACTGCACGGGATTTCAGACCATCATCTTCCACGATGTGCGGGAAACCGTCAAGGTGGATGAACTCACAGCTGGACATGTCAAGTAGGTAAGCGCGATTGTTCGGGCACGCGGGGTCGCCATACACTTCAACGGGACCAGCGGGCGTCTGGATAAGAACACCAGAGAAACCAACAACTCCCTTACCACCTGGGTCGCGCACAACTTTGGAACCAATCTCAAGACAAAGGTCCTTCAGTTTAAGCGGGCTCATGAAGCATTTGTCCGGGTTTCCACCAGAATAAGAGATACGGGAAGCCAGGGTTTGCAGGCACTCTTCAATACTAAGCGATGTGTCATTGAGGCGATGGCCGGCAAGTTGGGTAACGTTGACAGAGCGGTCAACTCCGAGAAAGCTCTCGGCCGCCGACGGGGCGGTAAGCGGAAGCCAGCTGGCCAGTCCGCGCATAGACACACCAAAGTCGCCAACTGCGAAAATGTAGTCGTTGGCCGTTTCGCCCGTAATATCGTCTGACTCAACCGTAATGGTACCCGCGTCAAAGTTAACGGAGGTAACCGTAGTGGTTCCAGTTCGTAGCGAACCAGACGTTCCATCAGCCGAGGAAACAGCGATTTCCTGCCCTACATGGAAGTTAGCCGCATCGGCCGCCTGTACCAGCGTCCACACGTCACTGGAATCCGAGCTGAACTGGCCAAGCGCTCCACCGTGATTACGATAAAGCGAAACCGCCGTGTTTTGTTTCAGGCTGTTCAGGGCGTTCTGGATGGAACGGTCAAGCAAGCGAACAAAGCCGCCCTTGTCCGAACGCATTGAGCGCATGGTTTCCGCGTCAAGGCGGGCAACAGAATAGTCACGAACGCGGGTAAGAGCAAAGCTGATATTGCTGGTCGGATATTGCCAAGCCGACCCACCGCCGGAAGCAATCATGTTCGAGAACACTCGACTGCGCGCGGGACCATCGTGCTCGACGGGAATGTTAACTTGCGAACCCTCAAATCGGTCGCTCTTTTTTACCATCGCCATAAAGGGATAGTTGAGCATCCAGTTAGCGTCAATTCGGCGTTGTGGATAGAGCTGCTTAATAAGGCTTGCAGCAGATGTAGCGTTATATGTAGTACCCATTGTAAAGTCTCCTGAGTGTGCCTCCCTTCGTTATTGGTTTAGGATGTAGATGTTGTCGAAACTACTAGAGCATCTTTTCTATGTCTTTGTAGACTTGCTCAATGTCCCAGCTTCCTGCTGAAGTGCGGCCTGATGTTGTTGATTCTGAAAGTGTGGTTGATGGTTTTGCGGAGACTTTCGATGGCGCGGTTGTTTGGTTTTCTTTGGGTTTACCAATAGACGAGTATCTAGCTGCTATACTGGCAATTTCTTTCTCTAGAGCGGCCCCAACGTCCCGAGCGTTAGGTATGGTTCCAGACTCCATCAGATTCGACGCGGCTACACAGAGCGCGTCGAGGGTTGCTGCGGGGTCGGACTCATACTCTGCTTGGAGGTAGGGCATATCGGCGGGAACCGAACTAAGGAACCCGTTAAGGTGTGCTACGTATTGGTCACGTTGTTGGGCGGCCATAACGTCTTGTTGCTGGCGTTGGAAGTCCGCCTGCATTTTCTTCATTTCGTCCATCTGCTGCCGCATACGCGCGTCGGCCGTACGGTTTTTCAGCGTGTCCGGGGCATCGTCACCAAGCTTGTCGGCCCAAAGCATGGCGGCCAAATCCTCTGTGTTCTCCACGCCCAACTGTTTAAAGAATTGGGAGGGATTTTTCATGGCCATCTGCTTGACAGCCTCCAGCTGAGCGGCTACTTGCTGCTGAACCTGGGCCTCTATGGTGGCTTCCCTGGCCCTAAGGGCTTTCTCACGGCGAGCGAGGTTCGCAAGTTGCGGTGAGATGAGTTCAACCTTAGGGGCTTCTTCTCCAACGGAATCCCCCGCAGCCTCGATAGCTGGCTCGTCGTCAGCAGCTTGGACCGTTTCTCCCGAGGTTTTCTCGGCGTCCCCGGTATCTTCTTCGGCAAGGAAGGCTTCGGCAAAGGAATGAATTGCTCCATCGTCAAGGGGGCCAGCTTCAAACGAAATCTCTTCGGTCGCGGTATTTGTATTTTCTTCAGACATGGTTACCTTGGTGTAATCGGCATGGGCAGCCCGGTTACATTAGCGTAACCTGTTGCTCCTGCTGCTGGTAGTGCGCCCATTGGACCTTGTGAGGCTTCAGCCATACCAACGGGTGCTCCTGGTGCGACGCCTTGCTCTTGCGCCATTGTCATTTCATCCTTAGCCTGACCAATCCAGGTTCTAAGGTTCTCTAAAATCTTCTCTGGGGCGCCATCGGTTTTAGCCTTGAGATAGGCCAATTGCATACGGCGCATTCCAAGTTCCAGATTTTGGAACGGCTCGGGCGCTTCGTACTTGCCCTTGAGTAGTTGCTCCATAACCCGCTCGATATCCTCAAAGTCGGCGTAGGCCATACTGTCGGAACGTTCTAGGTCAGGGTTATTTAGCAAATATCTGATTTCGGACTTGTCCAGTTGGCCAACCTGTGCTAGTTCTGTTACGACCTGCATACGGGCCGCTGGTGACATAGACAGAATTGAAGCCGCCTGAATCTCCATTAGGTAACTCTCGTCGTCAAGGTCGATATCCGACCAGTCAATCTGCTCCACAAGGTTTTTGGAAGCGTACTTGGTTTTGGGAGCCTTACCCCGACGAAAGCTGTCCGAGGCAACATCTACCATTTTGTAAGCCAGGTCCAGAAAGAAGGTCTCATACTGTTGCGCGGCAATAGAAAATCGTTGTCCCTCGATCTCGTTAAATTCGCGCAATGCGACAGCACTCTCAAGTCCAGCGGGTTTGAGGCTCTGGGCAGACATTTGTGAGAGTCCGATACGCTCAAAAGCTCCACGAACAAGCCGCTCTCGCTCATTATAGACTTCAGCAGTAAGCGCAGTTGGAGTGTAAAAAGTAGGGGGTTTTCCTCGGTAGGGGATGATTGCGCCAATTTCATCGGTTATCTGGGCCTTTAGTGTTTTACTAGCTACGTCCATAAAGACGCGGGGTACTGCAACTAGGTCTTGACAAACTTGAATGAAGCGGTTGAGCTGGTTCAGCCTAACTTGTACACCAACGAGCTCCTCGGCGATGCCCTGGCCATAAAAACCAGACAGCGGCTCGGACCAGCGGAACATAACGAATGGAAAGCTATCCTCGTCCCACTCGCTATCCTGTAGCGTAGCGTTTTCGATAGCTATGACATGGCGGGAACAGGGCTCTTGTCGCCAAGCCTCGACGACCAGCACCTGGTTGTGCGGTATGTCACGATACGCTGCCCAATCGGACCGGGTTTTACCAGATTCGGCAATCTCGTCGGCAAAGTCCGGGAACAAGGCTTCCAACTGGCCACGGTCAACCAATTTGCGCTGGAACATCTCCTGTGGCTTCATGTTGGCGATGCACGTACGCTCGTCTACGATAAGCTCGTCGGAAAGCACTCGCTCAATGCATAGGTGGCCATCCTCTGCAAAGACTTTGACCGCACCTGTGCCAAACACACAGGCATCACGAAAGATACGGGGACCAAGACGGTATACTTCCCTGTGGCGAAATTCACCCCAGAGGAACTTCTCCAGCTGCTTAGCTTGGGTACGCTCTTTCCACTCGGCGCCCGAAGTAAGTACTCGCGGCCTAGGCTTGTTCTTTGCAATGATACTAGACGCTGTGTCAATAGCCTGCTTGATTACGTTGTTCGTCACTACGCCGCTGGCGGACACACCGTCAAAGGACCGCGACGTTGTGCTCCAGTTGATACCAAGCTCGTCCCGGTTGCTATACAGGCAAGCGTGGTACAAATTGGCCTCGTGCACGCTTCTTTGCGCTTCCTCGATGCCTTCAACGTGCGCGAATAGCTCCTCATGACAGCAGTCTGTTGGCGCTTCATGCCAAAAGGTAGTTACATACTTAGCCACTATCTTGCCCTCAGATATACCGCAAGCGCGTCTAACACATGTGGGTTATCTTTAAGCAGACCGAGTGTGATGTTGCACTGGTGACACAGCACGCCGCGAACTAGCCCGGTTTCGTGACAGTGGTCTATGCATTTAGTGTCGTCCAACGGTTTACTGCACGCCTCACACTGTGTTGTTTCGCGCAAGCGGGTTACCTCGGCACGGGAAATTTTGTATCTCCAGGCTGCCTTGGTCACCGATTGTTTGTCCTTGTTCTCTACCCGCCAATTTCTGTCATAGTCGAGCCTACATTTTTTACACATGTAGTGTAGACCATCGTGGTTTCGCTTGTGTAACCCAAACGCATCCGATGGCAACACAACTTGGCATTTACCACACTTTTTTGTACCAAATTTTTTCACTAGCGGAACCTAGGCCGGCCGTTCGGAAAGGCCATATCGTAAATAGTCTGAACTTCGTGTGGGTCGTTCTCCGGCGGCGGGCACCATTCTTCCACCGCGGCAGGAAGGTCAGCAAGCTCAATCTCGAATGTCTCGGATTTGAGACGACGAACACCTAACGAGCGCATGGCGGATACGTACTTGTCTAGCTCTGTAAGTTGCATCCAAGCTCCTTCATTAGCAGTTCAATCTCAAGCTGTAGGATTTCCAACTCGTCGGTTTCCTCTTTCTGGCTAACCATTTCGAGGTACTCTTCCCACGTCAGGATTTCGTCAAAGCCCGTCATTAGTTCCACTTGTCCATTTCGCCAGCGCCTCGCCCGGCGTAGTCCATGTTCTTCTTTGCCCTACGGATCCGAATGGCCTGGTCGAATTGGTCGCTATCCCATTGTTCAAAGTACTCCGGCGTACCATACTTCAAAGCTGTCCGCGCCTCGTGGGCGTAATGGTGTGCGGCGTAGCGCCAGAGATATAGAAAGGCGTCACAATTCTTTGCGGTCACACCGTTTACTGTGTAGGATTCGTCATCCTCAACGGACAACGTGTGAACAGGGCCTCGGTACTCGCTTATCTCAGCCGTGTACTTTGTGGTGCAGTTGTTGCCACTAAGGCTGCGCTGTAACTGCCCCACTCGCCTTACATCACAGTTTAGCTCGGCAAAGCGCTCAAAGTTCCGTTTGTCGGCAAATAAGTCTACAAGCTCAGGACAATCCCTCAAACGTGGTACAAGGTCGAGTCCAGATGTTGAAAATATCCATTGGTTATTCTTGATAAGACCACGAATACCCTCCCACCTGCCACTTCGTCGGGCAAACAAAACCGAGGCCGTTATTCCCGCTTGCCTCGCAAGTTGCGCCGCTTGGTTTGCTATCTCTACAGATATACTACCAGCCTTAACTGCGTTGGACGCCTTGGAGAAATGTCCGTCTCCATATAGGTAGCCTGCTAACATCCACAAGGATTGTTCCGGGGATAGGCTCGAAATATATGTGGGAAAATGCTTGTTTAGTGACTTACCTAGTGGGAGCAGTTCATTAACAAGAGCCACGCTTGAGACATACAAAGACCTTCCGTTTCCGTCTACAACTCGGCCAACCTTCTTGCCTACGGCTTTTTCTATGAGTGGAATTATCCGGTTCTCGTCTATGTGGCCTGCAAAAAACACTTGTCCAGCCTTCTGCGACAAAGAGCCTTCTGCCACGTAATACCCCATGGTCAGACACTCGTAGTTGTTGTGCTCTGTGCCTGGTAGGTTGTTGAATGTCTGTGTTCCGATTGCAAACTTACCAGAAGCAATTTCGAGGGCTGAGTGCCAGCCAAACGGACCGTCTTGTACCAGTTGCCCCGTGTTGGTACCTGTTCTGTCTTTCTTCACTCTGGCCGCCCACAGTTCGTGTTCCGGTGTGCAGGTGATTGGGTCCCCCACAGGAGTAGCCAAAGTAATAACCTTTCCTGCGTAGTCTCGTGACAGAGAAGCCTTGACACGTCTGTACCGACCCATATGCGTTAGTACCATATCACCGGAAAACACCTGCTCTATCCTTTTATAACCGCTATCAGTTAACACTAGGGTGCCAGGCAGAAAGCAGCAGTGGTTGTCAAGCATCGGGTCTTCAGCCTTCTTAGCACTGTCCTTCCACTGTAGGATTCGCATCTCTGAGACCAGATGGCTGTCCGGGTTAAGCTTTACCTTAGCCGAGATAAGGTCAGAGTTGAGCAGTTCTATGTGGTCGTGCTTTTCCTTCTTGTCTGCCGCAATGAAGTTGTATCCGTACTGTTCCCCGAGAGTAGCCACGAGAGTTTTACCAAGGCCACCTGCATCCGCCACCATGGCGTCAAAGGAGCCAAACTTGTCGTGTGTCGCCTTGATAGCTTTCGCCATATCCTGTACCGTAAGATGCGGCTGCTTATAATCCCAAACATGGTAAAGAACCGGGCACGTCTCCGAATACGCTGCCACCACGAGAGCGAACGGGTCCTCGAAACCAAAGTCACATCCGAGCAAGTATTTCCATTCGTGACCATCTGGCAATCCTCCTTCGTAACAGTTCCGCTCTGTGTTTAGAGCATATACCATCACGTCGTCGGAAGGGCACCACTCGCCCAAGTACTCACGCACCCAGCGCGGGTCATCGTCGGCCCAACCATTGGCAGCCTTATCCTCAAGGGATGCCTCCCAGAGATGCGGTAGCGCAATGTTGTCTTGCGTGTTCCACCGATGGAAGGACCAACGATACCGGCCTTTTCTTTTGCGGTCGTGCCAAGGTCGTACGCCTGCGAAGCCTTCCGTTGTGGCCTCATAAAACGGACCGACCAAAATGTTGCCGGGCGTCCCAATCATCATTAGAGAGCCCATTCTGTCATTGAGTGCAGGCTTCAGAACTTCGCTGATTAGCTCCACCATAACATCGGGGGCGAACGACTTGCACTCGTCTATGATTACAAGGTCGTACGCTTGCCCGCGGAGCTTGTCGATTTCCTGTCGTGTTTCTGCGCCGGCTAGGGAGATGCGGCTTCCATTGGGCAGAGTGGCTACCAGGTTAGTCCCATGGAAACGAACTCCAAGCTCAAACTCGTCGCTAAGGTTCCTAAGGGGTAGCCATACATTCTTGAATGCCTGACCACGAGTCAGTGTCAGATACAGACAGTTGGCCTTAGGCAATTCAAGTGCCTTCCTGTATAGCGCAACTATACAGGCATAGGTTTTGCCACTTCTCCGGGGGCATCTTGCGGATTTGAACCTTGCGGGGTCCATTACAAAGTCTTTTTGCTGAGTAAACAGCCGGTCAACCAATGCATCCACGGCGACAACAGCCTTACGCTTGTCATCGGCGGTCGACCTTTTGTGCAGGTCGGAGATTACATGGCTGGATAGAGACAATTAGGCTACTTCGGCGTAGGCGACCGAGGTTATTGGAAATAGCAAAGTACGGCCATCAAAAATAACAGTATAGTGGCCAGGAACAGAACCAAAAGAGATGGAGCAGTCGGTTCCCGCAACGTAGACCTGCTTTGAGTGGGGGAAAGCCCTTTCGAGCCGAATAATCTTGATATCTTTCATTACATCCTTCCGAGAAACATCATCACGGCAACAAGCATCGCCGGAAGCATTCCCGCAGCCGCTCCCCATATCCCGGACTTCCATTTGAGGACCGCTACTTCTTCCCTTAGCTTTGTTATCTGGTTGCATATGTTATTGTGGCCCTCTCGGCTCGCTGCCATTGACGCCAACACCAGCGCCCTGTACTCCAGCCATTGACCGTCGGATGTCATCTAGCAGAGCTTTCCTAAACGTCTCCGTTGACGCGGCCATAATCTTTTTTACCAGCTTGGGTGGCCGGTCGTTTTTCCGACACCATTGCCGGATTAGTTTCTCTGTCTTTGCGTTCACCGGGTTTTCTCCTTACTTCGTCTGGGGAGTAGATGCCACAGTAGCTGGAAGGTAGGTGGCGACAGTCTCGGGTCTTGAAAGTGTGCTTGAAAGTTCTACGCTCCGCTAGGAAGGCGTTTATCAGCATCCTGGCAATCCCCAAGCGACGGAAGGGTTGCTTGACGTATAAGTAGTGACAAACGGGTAAAGCGCCATTATCCTCTGCTACCAGGTACCCAAAGATTTGCTCGGGGTCCTCCGAATTGCAGGCCACCTTGCAGATAATACCTTTGCGGGCCAGTATTTGCTCGATGGTTTCCTTGACCACGGACCAGTACAGATTGGACGGCAAAGGACCAACCGACCGTGACGGTTTGTATGACTTTAGCCAAGAACTGTATAGGAACGGATAGTCCGCCTCAACCATGTCTCGAAGTATTGCGCTAGCCATTAGCCCTCGACCAACATCCTCGAGCATGCCAAGTGTATATCGTTTGACAGTTTGTCCTCTAGCTCTTCCAAACGTTTGGGACTTACGCTTCTGTTCCAGGCATGGCTTGGATTGAACTCGATAGATATATCGGAGCCATCCATTCCAAACAAAACGTTTACCGTGAGTATAGGTTCTAGTTTAGCCAAGAGCTTTCTCTCCTTGGAATACCTTCATCGAGTCGTTATTGTACAGCTGGGTACAAGCCTGGATGAAGTCTCGTTGCGCATTCTGCGGTAAGTTACTAAACCAGTCACAGATTGCAGATTGGCGCTCCTGGTGGGTCATCACCTTAGCCCGATTGGCCTGGTCTGTCTCGAATTTGCGCAACTCGCTGATAATCTTGGTCAAGGAGTTGGAAATCAGCGCTGCTTCCTTGGTAATGGCCGGATTATAGTCGGTTTGGCTTTTTTGGTCCTTGCGAACCAGCCTTAGTTGGTGTCTAAGCGTCAGAGCGGTCTCGTGGGCCAGTTCTTCGACCGACTGGTGCTCGGAATCCAGCTGCGGCCAGCAGATGTGCTGTTTCGAAGGTAAACAGGCGTCACAGCCCGCATCGTTCTTCAGCAAGTTGCTGCAAAGCCTGCAATACGGGTCATTCGCTCCAGCCATACTTACATTATACCACAGGTGTGGTTAAATTGCAACAGTATTATTACTAGGGGGGGGGAGCGCAATTGGGGGGGGATAGAACCATTAAACCAAT